GGTATTTAATTATTGAAAAAGTGAGCATTTTATGACTGAGATAAATAATAAAGATAATCAGATAACCGAATTGAAACAAGAAGCTGGACCTCCTCAAAAACCTGTTAATGAATCGTCTGGAATATACATTAGAGGCTTTGTAAGGATAACGGATCCAGAAACTGGAGAAATTTTAGTTCAAACTGCTGATTAACGGATTAAATATGATAGATAAAAACAATACTTTTATTAAGGGATACGTCAAAATTTATGATGTAGAATCTGGCGTTATACTGCTTGATAAAACCAATGCAATTCATTATGAAAATATGAGCGAAGCATTAGCTTTAAGTTTATCAAACAAAGGCACTGGTTACATTGAAAGAATGGCGTTTGGTAATGGAGCTACCGCGGTTGACAGTACTGGAGTTATTACTTATTTGCCAACTAATACTTTTGGGCAAAATGCAAGTTTATACAATCAAACGTACAGCAAAATTGTTGATAATACAAGTGCATTAAATGCTGACCCATCTAAAAATTTCATTGAAGTTCGACATACACCTGGTGTTATTTACACTGATATATTTGTAAGTTGTCAGCTAAATTATACCGAACCTAGTGGACAACAAGCATTTGATAATAGTGCTACCATGAATGGAAGTTATGTGTTTGATGAACTGGGATTGATTAGTGAATCTGGAAGATTACTCACACATGTTATCTTTCATCCCATTCAAAAGTCGCTAAATCGTTTAATTCAAATTGATTATACAGTTAGAATTCAAACTCTGACTAATTTAAGCACTAATTTATGATAAATAGTTAAAACGGACAACTAACAATGGCTTATACAATTAATTTAACAAATGGCACAATCCTAACAACTGTTGCGGACGGTACAGTTAATAGTACTGCATCAAGCATGACGTTGATAGGTAAAAATTATGCTGGTTATGGTGATTTTCTTAATGAAAATTTTATTCACCTGCTAGAAAATTCAGCAAATAGTAGTTCGCCTACTACACCTTTGTCTGGTCAACTTTGGTGGGATAGTGCTGGTAATTTAAAAGTTTATACTGGTTCAATATTTAAAACATTAAGTACTGTTACATCTAGTAATTCGGCTCCAACATCATCGGTAACTGGTAGTTCTTGGTGGGATACATTTAATCAGCAATTAAATGTGTATAATGGTTCTAGTTGGGTACTTATTGGTCCAGCATATACCAGTAGTACTGGACAAAGTGGAACAATTGTTGGCACTATTATAGATAGTGATACGAATAGTCACGTTGCGGTAAACGTTTACGTAGAAAATACATTAGTGGGTATTATCAGTAAAGATACTGCATATATACCACAGTCTGTGATTTCTGGCTTTGCTAATGTCAGACCAGGATTTAATCTTTCTACTGCTGTTTCTAATAATAAATTTGTCGGATCTGCTCTCAACGCAGATGCATTAGGATCAGTTGCTGCTGCGAACTATGCTAGAACTGATATAGGCACAACATTTAGCAGCACAGTAAATGTTGCTAGTGCAAGTGGACTAACAGTTGGTACAAGTAATAATTTTACTATATCTCAAAGCGGCTCGATAACTCAATTACGTAATAGAGTTACAAATGCAAATACTGAAATCATTGCGAACGTAAGTGGTACACCATTTACTGCAATTACTATTGATGGAACATACGGCAGTACTATTGTTGCAAATCTTCGAACTTCTGGGGCGTTTGAAACTAGTGGATATATTAGAACAACACTAGGCGATGCTGCAACTAGTACAACCACGGGTGCATTGCGTGTAGTAGGCGGTATAGGCTTATCTGGAAACGTATTCACTACAGCTAATGTATATTCAGGTAATTTAATTACAACATCAAATATAACAGTTGGAAATGTAAACGTATCAAGACAAGTTATTGCCAGTGGTGGAGTAGATGCAAGTAGTGCAAGCACGGGTGATATTGTTGTTTCTGGTGGTATTGGTGTTGGTGGAAAAGTATGGGCTACTGGCGGATTTTTAGGAACGGTTCTAACAGCAGGTAGTTCAGCAACACAAGGAACCATTACTGGCAATTGGATACTTAGTGGCGGTTCTAGAATTCAAGCTACTTATGCTGACTTGGCAGAACGATTTGAAGCCGATGAATCATATGAAGCTGGTACGGTTGTTCAATGGGGTGGTGAAAAAGAAATTACAGCCGTCCGTGAAGAACTAAGTATAGATGTGTTTGGTGTTATTTCGGACACAGCAGCATATTTAATGAATGCTACCGCAGGTTCAAATTCAACACATCCAGCAGTAGCATTAAGTGGAAGAGTACCAGTTAAAGTTATTGGAAAAATCAAAAAACATGATCGATTAGTAAGTGCTGGAAATGGCATGGCCAGAGCCGCAAAGAAAAATGAGGACATATCATTTAGAATTATAGGCAGAGCACTAGAGGATAAAATGGACAATGAACCTGGCATAATTAATGCAATGGTACTAGTTAATAAGTGAGGTAATATATGACATATTCTGCTGGTGGCCTAATTGAAGCTAGTGATTTTAATCTACGCAATGGTGCGGCAGCCGCAAATGTATCGGGACAAATAAATACTGTCTGGTCAACAGGCAATGGTAATGCTGGTTATGGACAAACTGCTGGAGCAAACGTAAGTGTCGGTGGAACAGTAAATGCCAGTGATTGGGCTACTTTGATTAATAATTTGAACGCGGCTAGAAAGCATCAATCCGCTGGTGGTTATAGCAATTTGACAGTGCCAACTGCATCAAGTACTATTACTTTTAACTCAAGTTTAGATACAACTTTAACATCCGCATATACAAACAGATTAACGGCAGCATTGAATGGCACTACGGTAACTGGTTCTAATTATAATTACAATATTTCCGTTGCTTCTACATCTAGTGCAAGTGTTACAAAAAGTGGATTAATAGTGTTTACGAATACAGATGCTGCAAGATATTTTTTTAATGCAGGTGGAAAATTTAATTTGATAGTTAGCGCAACGGATGCATCCGGTGGCGTAGTTCGTAGTACTGAAGTACGTGATGTTATTAACGCGGCTGGAGGTATCAGTAATTATGCTGGATACACCAACAGTGGAAGAACTGGTTCAGGAGAGACTTTGACTACGAATGATACTAGCCAGGGATATTGGACAATACCATTTTTAGTAGATAGAACAATAGTTAGAGTTGATTCAAATTACCCTGATTATTCTGGCATGTATGTAGAATTAACTGTTTTAAATACAACCTTATCTACACCTCCTAATGGTTCTAATGGTGATGGATTTAGTTTTAGAGTAAAAGTTAATATTCCTGTGGATGATTCATCAGGCGGTTCAGTTAATGTTGATGTAACCGCAAGAATTGATACTATACCTCCTTCTACCGCATATTTAACCAACTCGTGGGGCACACCTACAATTTCATGGGCTTAAAATGTCAATAATAACTGAAACAATTGAACAAATCAAAAAAGCAACTGATTATCAAATTAATAAAAAAATACTTAAAGAAAAAGTATTATCAGACTTACATATAACTCACAACGAAGGTTTATTTTTAATTACTATTGAGTTGTTGAGTTATTTGAGTATAAGCACTGATGATGAATTAATTCTTGAAGATACTTATGGTAATCCTATTAAAGTTGATCGCGTCAAACTATTAGAGGATGCACGCCAACTATATAAATCAACGACTGAAATGTGGTTAACAGAGCATGATAAACTTAGAAGAATCAGAACCATATAATGACAGAGGCGTAATATTAGTAGCATTCAATACTGAAACTGTAAACTATTTGAAAATTGCTGAATGTGCTGCTAGACTGATTAAAAAACACATGAATTTGCCAGTCAGCATTATAACAGATGTTGATGTAGTGTCTGAACACTTTAACACAATCAAATTTATACCAACAAATAAGAAAAATTCTCGTTATAATGTTGCATCTTCTACTAATCAACAATGGCGAAATTTTGATAGATATAAAGTTTATGAGCTTAGTCCGTATGAAACAACTTTAGTTTTAGATACTGACTATCTGGTGTTTGATGATCAATTGAATAAGTACTTTGATATTTGTGTAGATTATTTAATTGCTGGTGAGCAAACTTTTTTAGTTAATAATTCTAAAAATAGAATGGGAAGCTATGGTATACCTCATCTGTGGGCTACTATTATAATGTTCAAAAAGACAAAAACGTCTAGTTTATTTTTTGATTTAGTTAGGCGTATACAATCAAATTATGTTTACTATAAAAATTTGTATTTGATCAAGCAGCCTCCCTATAGAAATGACCATGCATTTACGATTGCTCATAATATATTAAGTGGATATACCGTCGATTTAGAGAAGACTTTACCATTAAATGTTTTAGTTGCGTTTGATGCGCCTATTGAAAGTATGGAAATAAAAAGTAACACACTTATAGTAAGAACAGCAGATAAGTCTTATGTATTGCCAAAATCTAATTTACATATAATGGATAAAGATTATTTAAATAAAACCGAATTTCAAACACTAATTAACAACTATATCGAAAATGAATGATCTAGGTATATTAACTATTGCACAAAACTCAGAACATGATTATCTAAGCATGGCATATTTACAATGTTTAATGTTTAAAAAACACATGCAGAATATACCATATTGTGTTATTGTAGATAATTACACATCTACACAGTTAACAGATGATATGAAAAAAACTTTTGATACCGTTGTTACTCTTGATGTAGATCATGCGTCGAATATTAATTGGAAGCTTTCAAATGAACCTCAAGCCTACTTTTTGTCACCATTTGAACGTACTTTAAAGCTAGAAAGTGACTTACTTATTAACAAAAACATAGAGCATTGGTTCAATATACTGGACTCTAAAGACATAGTAATGAGTGTTGGATGTAAAAACTTTTTAGGTAAACAAGCAACTAATAGATTTTATCGTAAGATATTTGATGAAAATCAATTACCAGATGTTTATACTGGTATGATGTATTATAAAAAATCTGACTTTTCTGAATTATTTTTTAAGCTAGCACAAGATTTATTTTTGAATTGGGATACATATGCGAAAGAATTCAAGTATGGAATTAAAACAAGGGCGTCTACTGATGTAATTTATGCAATAACAGCAAAGATTCTTGGAGTTGAAAAATGTACTATTCCTAGTTTAGATTTTTTTCAATTCATACACATGAAACAACGTATAAACGATTGGGTATTTGATCTTTGGGAAGATGTTGTGATATTAGAACTTGATGATCAGATAAGACTAGCCAACACAAATATATACGATCCAATACATTATCAAGTTAAAAACTTAATTCAACCAGAACATTATAAAAAAACATTATGCAAGACGTAGATATTTTTATTGAGTACAGAATTTATTACGATGAAGATGGAAATATTACGGCATGTGCCATGGTGCAACATCCACCAGGTGATAATTACATAGTAGTTAGTCGTGACGAATATGAAAATTATTTCAGATACTTTGTAAAGAATGGCAAATTAGTATTGTTATCATCAATTAAAGAACAGGATTATACTAGTTTAATAGTTAAGAGTGATACGGGTATAAAAGTAGTAGTTGGTCAATCTAATTTAGTCTTAGAAGACGATGATCAATATTTAGATGTAGAATATTACAATTATGTCTATTAATATTCCCATATCAGAGTTAGATGTTATATATCTAAGCTATGATGAACCACAAAAAGAAAAATTCTGGATTCAAATTAGAGAAATGGTGCCTTGGGCAAAACGAGTGGATGGGATAAAAGGTAGTGATGCTGCACATAAGGCAGCAGCTAATGCTAGTGAAACTGAACGTTTTGTAGTCATTGATGGAGATAATTTACCAGACCCTGATTTTTTTACAAAAACATTAGTGCTTGATGACACTAATAAAAATATTCAGTTTAGATGGCGTGCAAGAAATAACATCAATGGATTATATTATGGCAATGGTGGTATAAGTTGCTGGACTAAAACGCATGTATTGAACATGCGTACTCATGAAAATTCCGATGGCAATGATGAAACGCTAATCGAATTTTGTTTTGATAAAAATTACTGGGCTATGCATGACTGTTATAGTGTTACTTATCCTAACTACAGTCCTAAACAAGCTTGGCGCGCAGGATTTCGTGAAGGTGTTAAACTGTGTACTCGTAGCGGTATGCCACCCAATAATATACAAGACTTTAAAGGTTGGGTATGGCCACGGAATTTACATAATTTACTAATATGGCAAACTATTGGCCGTGACGTTGAAAATGGATTTTGGGCTATCTTAGGTGCTAGATTAGGAACATATTACTTGATGTTAAAAAAATGGGACTACAGTAAAGTTCAAGACTTTAATAGTTTAGATAAACTGTGGGACTTACATAAGAATGATGATGAGATAGCATCTCAAACTATGGCACAGGAACTAAATAGAACTCTAGGAACGGAAATTGTAGAGTTAAACAGTGATGCTAGTAAATTCTTCAAACAGTATATAAGCAGAGGTTGGCGTAACAGAGACATTATGACTAAAGAGATAGACGTAATAAAAAATCAAGAGAGTTGATAATGAGTAGAATTTTAATAACTGCTAACTGGAGAACAGGTAGTAATTTATTAGTTAGTATATTCACCGATAGAGGATACTACGAATTCAATGAGTGGTATTCATTAACTGGTATATATATCACTAAAAACTTACCAGGGCTACCTCACGAAGTTAGTATATTAGATACATCTAACAAATATCTAGAAAATTTAGTGACTCAATTAAGTAACGTGACATTAAAATTAAATATGATGTTTTTTGAACTACCTAATCAAAAAGTATTAGATTTATTTGATACAAAAATTCTATTATATAGGTCTAATTTTTACAAAATGATATTAAGTAGATATGTAGCCGAACATAGATTGCATTGGGGTTCTATTGATATTAACGAAATTCAACCTCTATATCATGAAAGAATAGATCCAGTAAAATTTTTAGATTTTATAAATCAAGACTTAACTATTCACGAAAACTATATCAAAAAATATGATAGCAGTAACATAGATTATGTTGTTAATTACGAAGATGATTTATTGCCTTATATTAAACATAATCCCTCTAAAATGATACCTAGCAATAATTATTTTATACAAAACGAGTCAGAACTTAAGAATCTTGTTAGTCAGTATCAATCTAGAATAGAACGTATCGTTGATTTTTTTAGAGAACAGAAAATGAACAAAAATAAAATTCAATTTTCAGAATACATTAAATTTATATTAAACAAATGAAAAATAAAACACTATGCGCAGTACCTTTTGTGAGTACCATGATCAATACAGACACCACGGTGAGATACTGCTGTATGGTCAAAGGAAAGCATAATAGAGTAACTAAAGATGATGGTACTACTTACACATGCCGCGACAACTTTGTCAAAGATAGTTGGAATAGTGCCTACATGCGAAATCTACGAATGGACATGATAAATGGTGTACCGATAAATGGGTGTGAAGTTTGTTATTCGCAAGAAGCAAACGGTAGAATTAGTAATAGACAACACAGTTTATCAGAGTGGAGCTGGCGCTTGGGCAAAGAAAATTTAGAAGCTATTATTCAATACGCCGTAGAAAATAATGGGTACGTAGATACTGAACCTGTATATCTTGATTTACGATTAGGCAATCTATGTAATTTAAAATGTAGGATGTGTAATCCGTGGAACAGCAGTCAAATAGTAAAAGAGCATATTGAGTTATCAGAAAAAAATCCGGAGTATCGAAATACATGGGAAAAAGTATTTGGTAAATTTCCTATAACTATTATGGATGAGCAACAATGGTTCGATCATGATATCTTATGGGATCAAGTTATATCATTGATACCTAAGTTAAAAAAAGTTTACATGACTGGTGGTGAGCCTACCTTAATAAAAAATAACTTTAAGTTCATGGAAGAATGTATTAAACAGAACAGAACTGATATCGTATTGTTCTTCAATACTAATTGTACAAATGTCAATAAGAAGTTTTTAGATTTAATCAGTCAGTTCAATATAGTAAACATCAACGCTAGCATGGACGGTGTGGGCATAGTTAATGATTATATTCGTGCGCCAAGTGATTGGAAATTAATCAGCAGTAACATAGAAAAACTAGCTAGTATGCCTAATGTTCACTTAGGTATTACCCCTACCATTCAAATTTACAACATGTTTAACATAGTGGACATTATTCGATGGGTAGAGAGTTTGAGGCAAAAATATAGTAAAGATGTTTTTATTGATTTTCTAATCAATCATCATCCAAATCATCTGAACACTAATATAGTGCCTCCACAAATACGACAGCAGGCAGTTGATGAATTGATTAATTTTAAAACTACTGAAATGGGAAAACATAGTTCCATGACTAACAATTCACTAAGAGGATTAATCGGACACTTAAATGGCCCACAAGCTATAGATAGCGAAGAACAAATGTCTAGATTTATTATATACACTACTGCACTTGATCAGGAGAGAAAACAAAATTTACGAGATATTGATAGCAGATTGGGAAATTTACTAAAATGATTGAAAAACAAAATTTTTGTATTTTGCCATGGATACATCTTGCTAGTTGGAATGACGGTAAAGTTCCGTTGTGTTGTATAGCTATGCCAGAACAAGGCATTAATTTAAACAGTTTAACACCAGAAAAAGTATGGAATAGTGAGCCATTTAAAAAAGCTAGACTTGAATTTCTTGCTGGACAAAAACTACCTCAATGTAGAAGTTGTTGGAAAGAAGAAGACGCTGGCATGAAAAGTCACAGAATGATTGAAAATTTCATGTGGCAAAAAAAGTTAGGTACTGACTATCTAGAAAATTTAATAGCTAGCACAAATCCTGACGGTAGTGTAAATTATAATCCTATTACTCTTGATCTGAGAATAGGTAATACGTGTAATCTACAATGTGTAATGTGTAGACCCAGAGATAGTAGTAAGTGGCTATCAGATAGCCGACGCTTAGCAGACATTCTTACCTCGCCAGAGGCAAAAAATGATTGGAAATTCAAATCAATCAGTATAACTAACACTGATTGTTTTGATTGGTTCGAACGTTTAGAAACACAACAGGCTCTTGACGAGTTTATGGGTGATATAAGGCACATCATCTTTGGTGGTGGTGAACCTTTGTTGATTAAAAATCACGAACGATTTATTACTAAACTTGTAGAAACAGGTCACTCAAAAAATATTGAATTGAGATATCATACTAATGCTACTGTGTTGAGTGAGAAGTTTATTGAATTATGGAGTCAATTCAAACAAGTGGAGTTATTACTGAGTATAGACGATTGGGGTCAGCGAAATGACTATATCAGATATCCTTCTGACTGGAATGATATTGTTAAAAATCTAGACAGGCTTGACGAAACATCGTCTACTATTGTAGTCAACATCTTAACAACCGTTCATGCTATGAATATTTATACTTTGCCTGAATTCGCTAGTGAGATATTAAATCGTAATTGGAAAAAAATCTGTAGAAATAATGGTGATCTTTTTTCTGTTGGAACAACACATTGGCCGCAGTATATGTCTACTAGAGTATTACCGACACCGGTAAAACAGGCAATAGTTGAGCGATGGAATTCTTTCCCAGAATTACAATCTAATGAAAAGTGGCGAACTAGGATATCCAGTCAACTTGAATATATGTTAGCTGACGATGATAGCAATAAATATAGTGCCTTACTTGATTATATTGATGGGTTAGATAGTATCAGATCATATAAATTCAGTAAACTATATTCAGAATATTATGAACTATTAAAGAAACACACATGAATAAACGTGTAATAAGGATCAGACAACATGATAACATTCTACGACTAACGTGGGTTATCAATAATATTTGCACAAATCATTGTGATTATTGTCCGCCTATACTACATAACGGAACTAATCATAATTATAATATCGAACGTGCGAAAGATTTCATTCAACGATTAAGTGGGCACTATGAAAAAATACACTGTAGTATTAGTGGTGGAGAACCTACCGTAAGTCCATTTTTTCCTGAAATAGTTAATATGCTGTATGACAGTGGTCATACTGTAGGTATTACTACTAACGGTGTCAGAACTATAGATTACTGGAAGTCAGTGGCACCTAAACTAAGTTATATTTGTTTTAGTTATCACCCGGGTAGTCATGATCCTCAACTAATCGAGAAGGCATTAGAATCCGCTAAACATACTCACGTGGTAATCAGGGTTATGATGGATAGTAGATACTGGGATAAATCATTACATTTTTATGAAGAGTGTTCTAAAATTTCAGAAATACGAACAGAGCCAGTTAGAATACTACCAGAAATAGCGAATAGACATATAGGCGATGATTATACTCCAGAAAATATTGAGTGGTTGTTTAAAAATCAAATGGGCGTCAACCGAAAAATAGCAATAGACAGTACAAAGGCGCCACTTTTTAGGCAAGAAAAAATAGGTTCTAGTTTTCATTATAGTGATGGTTCAGTAGATAAAAACGCCAATGGTAATTATTTAATTACTAGTGGTCAAAATGATTTTAGAGGTTGGGCGTGTAATATAGGACTAGAAAGTTTGTATATAGGTTTTGACGGTTATGTTAAAAAGGGTAATTGCGGCCAGGGAGGGCATCTGTTTCACATAGACGATCATGAAAAAAATGAATTGCCAACAGCGGGTGAAATCTGCGTTCAGAGAAAATGTTTTTGTGTTACTGATGTGATGATTACTAAAGCTCCAATGTTAGAAGCTAATTCAGAAATTATCAAAAACTTAACAACGGGCGTAAAAATTAAATCAGAGCAAGACTATAAAGAATACTATAAGGATTACATAAGGATTAAAGCGACATGAATAATTTATGGGTTTACGATGATTCACATAGTATAAGTCATTTTCTCGCATTTATCGTTCTAGTATAATGGAAGCAGCTTGTGGAATTGTTATGTAGTCCGAAGAGCTAAAGTGTGGATATTTTTTTATTATTTTTTCAGTACCAACATATCCGAACCATTTATATTTTACCTTACAGTAAGAACTATTTAAAGTTTGTGACGCAACTTTAAGCGCCAATTTCTCTGCTTGATAATTTAGCAAGTGAAAATTATTTTCTTCTAATGTACCTATCTCTGTGATACGACTACCAACGTTGATTATAGTTTTGTTTTTATTGTGCCATTCTTTGAATAATTCAATTAATAAATATGTCTGAGCAAATCCGTCGTGAGCATTGTTGATAAAAATATCACAGTCCTTTACTTCATTTATAATTCTTTTTCTATCTGAAAATTGTGTAATATCATACCCAGATGATTTGCTAAATCCAACAATATTTAGATTTAGTTGTTCATAAATGAATTTTCCAATCCCACTTGTATGACCCGTTATTGCGTATCTCATTTATTTAACCCAAATACACATATACCGTGTATAGTTTTTAGAATCTAACATACCTTCATATAAAACGTTTGATACGTGATTTTTTGTCTTGAACTCTTGAATAGATGATACGCATCTTATATGTTCACTGCAATCATAAAAATTGTTACTCTGTACAACCACTAATACGTTTTTAGGAATTGAATCATACCAAACATCATATGTATTTTGATCAATATGTTCACTGCTTGTATTAATAACTATAGATGGGCTCAGGTTGTGTTCATATTCAAATTCACACATATCAGAAGTACGGGCCTTAAATTGCCAGCCGTCCATTTCATAAGGCTTACAAACAGTGTCAGCTACTGATTCGCACCAAGGATCAATGTCAATGCTACGGATTTTGTTAATAGTAAATTTACTACGTTGAAATAACATGCTGCTTAGTATTCCAATCCAACCACCGAATACATATACGTTATGATTTCGTGAATCTGAACTTAGAATAGCATTAAGTTCATCAACTATCCATTTTTTACTATGCAGTTGAGTATCCCACATGCCTTCTAATGCTCGATATCTTTGATTTTCTGGCAAATTGCGAATGGCATTAAACCAATGAATTATATCTGTTAGATTTAGTGTGTCCATAAATATACTTATGTTTTCAAATGATCAACGAATTTTACCGGGTAAATGGGTATTACCTGAAACCGTAGAAATTGATAAAGATAGTTGGGATTTTAATTGGCGCCCAAATTCAACAGACAAGCCATATATACATCAATTTGGCACACAGTGGCAAAAAGATGGTGGACCAAGATATATAGTGCGTGGCGCAACAGAAATAAAATATCATAAACACCCAAAAGCAACCGCATTGCCAAATATGGATAATTGGGAAATTATTCAATCTGATCTAGATTTAGATACTTTTGATTTTAGTTGGCATCCACCTAGCTATGAGCCATATGTTCAATTGTTTGGCTCTCAACTTTATTCTGTAGAAGAACTGTCCTGCATTAAGTATAAAGGAATATCTGATCAAGTTAAATATCAAACTGATTTAAATGTTAAAATAAAAAATATTGATATAGTTTTTCTCAGCAATGGTGAAGACTGTGAAGAAAGAAATTACAAACTACTTTGTGAATCGGCAAACAGAAAGATAAAGTGGGTTCGAGGAATAGTAGGTAGAGAAAACGCAATACGTAAATGTGCAGAAGTAAGTGATACGCAGTGGGTATTAGTGTTTCCTGCTAAAATTGAAGTGTACAAAAATTTTGATTTTTCTTGGCAACCAAATAGATTAGTGTCGCCTAAACATTATATTTTTTATTCGGATAATCCAGTTAACGGATTATGTTATGGTCATATGGCACCGGTTGCTTACAACTGTGAAATTGTAAAAAATACTATAGACTATGGATTAGATTTTACTATGAGTGGTGCACATGATATAGTTCCTATTAGTGCTGGTATTGCACGTTTTAATGTTACATCATTGATAACATGGCGAACTGCTTTTAGAGAAGTACTAAAATTAAAGTATAGCGCAGATCATGGCGATTACGAATCAAATGAAAGATTGCAAATTTGGACCACTATCGCAAATGGTGAAAACGCAGAATATTCTTTACTTGGAGCAAAAGATGCGCTAAAATACTACTCAGATGTGTCTGGCGATTTAGCCAAATTGAAGTTAAGTTTCAGTTGGCAATGGCTAGAAGAGTATAGTAAAAGTTTAGGATATGATTTTGTATGAAAGAAAAACTGTTACAAGCATACA